GAGGAAAATTCCACACTGACACTCACACTCGGTTCCATTATGGAACTGACCCCCCGGGGAGGGGAATACGTATATAAATTTGCGGGGGGTGCCCCCCATATACAAAATAGGGTAAAATTAGAAAAAAGATCTCATGTTCAGTACACAGCAAAGCCACGACGATTTCTTTAGTGAAATCAATGACTTACGTATGTTAAGGCTAAGTGCTTGAAAACACTGAACTATTTCTAAAAAAGGACACAGCATGACTGAGGACAAGGAACAATCCCCCTCGGTAGCCGTAGAGGACTCGAAAGAGTCCAGAGAAGCTCCTGAGAGCTCATCTGAGAGCAATAGCGACACTACAGGTACCAAGAGAAGGGGTAGGCCGAGAAAGTCTCTAGTGGCCTCTAAGAAGCCCGGAGGCAGAGGCAAGGTCGGAAGACCCAAGGGTGACACAGCAATCATGGCTGACTACAAGTCACGGATGCTGGCGTCCCCTAAGAGTAGGAAGGTTATAGCAAAGGTGTTCGATGTCGCCCTAGAGGACGGTCATCCGCACCAGGCTGCCTGTATGAAGATGATCATGGATCGTGTCGCACCGCCTTCGAGTTTCATTGAGAGCAAGACTGACGGAGCGCCTAAGATTGAAATTAACTTCAATATGCCTGACGGCACTACGCCTACGATACATAGCTCCGATGACCGCGACAGCGCTATTGACGGTGAGTTCGAACCAGTTGGAGACTCCGATGACTAACTGGACCTTTCATGAGTACCTAATGACAGCAGAGAATGCTGAGCTACTGGCTGGGGAGGACACCTTCCTGCATGACTCTCCTGAGGGAGGGAACAAGACTATAGGGTTCGGCCATAAGCTGAACGTCCTGGAGAAGCAGACTCGTCAAGTTTATGGAGTCCAGATCGACGAAGGAACTCTACAAGATGCCAAGATGATCCTAGAGAAGGATGTCTCCGAGCGTTACCGACAGCTTGAGCTACGGCTGGGAGCTAAGTTCAAGAACCTAGACGTCAGATCACAAGAGATGCTGGTGGAGATGGACTTCAACGTCGGTACCGTAGAGAAAACCTTTCCTAAGTTCACAGCAGCGGTCTTTGCAGGGGACATCGAAGCACAGAGACAGGAGTACGAGCGGTACTACACCAACGATAAGGGCCTGAAGAAGCCCCTTGAACGTCGTAACCAGATGTTCTATGACCGTTATCTGTCGGATGAAGCCCTCCAAGCCTGGGAAAATGGTGCAAGACAGTGACCACAGCCTTCGATATTAACCTAATACCATGGCAACAGGAGGTTTGGAGGCACCCAGCTAAGTACAAGATCGTTTGTGCAGGCCGTCGAGTAGGAAAAACAGAGCTAGCCTGCTACCGATTGCTTTACAACGCCCTGACTGATGGGATTCTGGACAAGGATGCAGAGCGTTTCTACGTTGCGACCACCCAGAAGCAAGCAAAACGGAACATGTGGGGCAAGTTACACCAGATCGGTCATAAACTGATCGCTAAGTCGCACATCAACGACCTAGAAATCACCTTGATCAACGGTCAGCGCCTCAGTTTGCAGGGTGCAGACAACCCAGAGGTAATGCGAGGTGTAAAGCTGGCAGACCTAGTGCTTGATGAGTACGCTGACATGCGTCCTTACATCCTAGAAGAGATTCTTGAGCCTGCATTGGCGGACTATGACCCAGGATACCTGATGATCGGTACTCCTAAAGGTCGGAATCACTTCTACGAGGAGTACATCAAGGCAAGTCTGGGCGATGACCCCGATATGGCGGCATGGACCTTCACTACGTACGACAATCCGTACATCAACAGGGATTTCTTGGAGCGTAAGAAGCGTACAGTGTCTTCTCACGCGTTCAGGCAAGAGTACATGGCGTCGTTCGAGTCGCAAGGTTCTGAGATATTCAGCGAGGAATGGGTTTCGTTCTATGACGAGCGTCCTGCTGCGGGTACATGGTACATCGCAGTAGACCTCGCAGGTTTTGAGGAGGTCGGTAAGAAGAACGGCACTCGTAACCTCGATGACAGCGCCATAGCCTGTGTCTTTATTGACAAGCAGGGTAACTGGTGGGTCGAGGACATCATCACAGGACGCTGGACGTTGGATGAAACGGCACGGCGCATCTTCGATGCGGTGGCTAAGTATCGTCCGATCAAGGTAGGGATCGAGAAGGGTATCGCCAAGCAAGCGGTGATGTCACCCTTGACAGACCAGATGCGTCGGACGGGTAGGCACTTCGTTGTAGAGGATCTCACGCATGGTAACCAGAAAAAGAATGACCGGATAGCGTGGGCACTCCAAGGACGTTTTGAGAACGGATTGATCAACATCAAGAGGGGAAGTACATGGCAGCCAGCGTTCTTGGACCAGCTGTATCAGTTCCCTGACAAACTAACTCATGACGATATGATCGACTCACTGGCGTACATCGACCAGTTGTCTGATCAGTCGTACCTGGAAGACTACGAGATCGAAGACTTTGAAATCTTTGATGACATCTCCGGGTGGTAATTATAGCAGTGCAGGAAAGTTACGGCGCAGAGAGCCTGCATCTCGTTGAAGCGCCAGCCATTTTTTATTCGGGACAGGTAAGGTACCGGTCTGGTCTCCAAAACCATGACGAGAGGGTTCGATTCCCTCCCCGTTTGCCAATAAAACTTGGGTAGCTCAATGGCAGAGCATCCGGTCGATAACCGGAAGGTTGTAGGTTCGAGTCCTACCCTAAGTACCAATTAAGGATAGCGCATGGCACTTGAAGAGCTAATCAAATTAGAAGACCACGCTGCTTCGGGCCAGACGCTTGAAGCTTGGGTACATACACAAACCGAAGACTGGCGTGACCACATTGACTCGAACTACATCGACAAGTGGGACGAGTACTACAGGATCTGGCGAGGAATCTGGGCACACGAAGACAAGACCCGACAGTCAGAGCGTAGTAAGCTTATCGCCCCGGCCACTCAACAGGCAGTAGAATCTTCTGTCAGTGAGCTTGAAGAAGCCACGTTTGGTCGGGGTTCTTTCTTCGATATCGAGGACGATGAGATCGAGCAAGAGCCTGCCCTGGGACTGGAGCAGACTAAGAAGCAGCTCGCTAAGGAATTCAAGAAGCATGGTATTCGGAAGGAATCTTCTGAGGTAATGCTTAACGCTGCTGTCTTCGGTACGGGAATCGCGGAGCTTGTCCTTGACAGCTACGATGAGTACACCCCGACGGAAGAAGAGGATGACAATGGTCTCACAGTCATTGGGCGTTCAACCAAGAAAAAGATATGCGTTAAGGTTAACCCGATACGTCCTCACAATTTCCGAATCCCTCCGACAGCAACCAGCATCAACGATGCGCTGGGAGTGGCAATTGAAGAGTTCGTATCCCCCGACTACGTGTATGACCTACAGGAACGGGGAATTTACAAAGAGACTGAAACTCTCCTCGCCTCAACATTCACGGATATGGAGCTTGAAGCTGACCCAACCATCACATCCTACGATGAAGATAAGGTCAAGCTCCTACGATATTACGGTAAGGTTCCCCGACATCTGCTAGAGCAGGTAGAGGGTTACGAGCCTAACCAGAACGTACAAGAAGGAAGTTACTACACTGAGGCAATCGTTGTGATTGCTAACGATGGAGTACTCCTGAAGGCAGACCCTAACCCGTATCTCATGAATGACCGCCCTGTTGTGGCGTTCCAGTGGGATATCGTCCCCGGTGTATTCTGGGGTCGTGGTGTCTGCGAGAAAGCATACAACCCGCAGAAGGCTCTCGATGCAGAGCTTCGACAACGGCGGGATGCCATGGCTATGAACGTAGCCCCTATGATCGGCATTGACTCTACTCGTCTTCCGATGCTGGGGCAGAAGCTACAGATCCAGCCTGGTAAACAGATCCTTACGAACGGCGACCCAAGAGAAATCTTGCATCCGTTCAGGTTTGGGGACCTTCCCCAGAGTTCGTTTGTAGAAACGGACAATCTTTCTAAGATGGTTCAGATGGCTACGGGGGCCGTGGATTCTGCTGGGATTGCAGGGCAGATCAACGGTGAGGCTACAGCAGCCGGCATTTCCATGTCCCTCGGAGCCATCATTAAGAGGCACAAGCGTACGCTAATCAACTTCCAAGAATCGTATCTGATTCCTCTGGTACAGAAGGCAGCGTATCGTTACATGCAGTTCGACCCTGAGAGATTCCCCGCACAGGACTACTCCTTCATTGTGAGTTCTTCTCTCGGGATCATGGCAAGGGAATACGAAGTTGGTCAAATGACCCAGCTGTTGCAAACGATGTCCCCGGACTCACCGATTTACAGTGCAGTTCTGGAAAGCATCATCGACAACATGAACGTATCCAACAGGGAAGAACTCATTGCTCGTATCCGCAAGGCTGGTGAGCCTGACCCTGCACAGCAAGAAGCTATGCAGCAGCAGGAAGCCAGAGCACAGCAGATACACGAAGCGCAACTACAGGTTCTTGCTGCACAGGCAGCAGAGTCTCAGTCTCGTGCAGCTAAGTACGAGGAAGAAGCAAGACTGATGCCGTTGAAGCTCCAGGTTGAAATGCTGGAAGCTGCTGCGGATATCAACAACGACGCAGCTGATGACTTCGAGAAGGTAATGCGAATCTCTCAGCAGAAGTTCGACGAGAAAGCTAAGGTCGCTGACCTGGCTCTCAAGGAACGTAAGCAGAGGGCTGAAGAAGTACTGAAGCGTCGTCAACTTGAACAACAAACCAATCAACCAAACCAACAACAAGCACCCCAACAGGAGAATGCTGATGGTAGTTAGTAAAGTAGAGTTCCATGACGCAATGGAACAGATCAATGAAAGTTATGCTCGGCTGCTTGAGCGAATCAAGGAGACTGAAGATCGTCTCGCTAAACTTGAATCCGAAAAAGAAGCCAAGACTGCACCTAAGTCTAGGGCCAAGGCAGCAGCGTAATGGAAAGCCGTGAGAAATTGGAAACAATCCACGAGCTGTTCCAGCATCCAGGCTGGCCAATCCTCTACGATATTCTTGAGGGTGCACGAGCTAACCTGGGTGACATACGTGCGATTAACTCCATTGAGGAGCTACACTTTAACAGGGGGAGGCTGACACAGCTCGATGAGCTGCGTAACTTCCCCGAGCTAGTCAGAGAGCAATTAGATTCACCGGAGGTGGACGATGCTGTTTGACTTCAGATGCCGCAGTTGCGGCGAACTAGAGGAGCACTCTGTCAAGTCCGACACACGCAAGGTACGGTGCAGTTGCGGAGGTGAGGCAGACAGAGTGATAACTGGGACAATGGCGTCACTCGATCCCCTTAGCGGAGACTTTCCCGGAGCTACGCTAAAGTGGGCACGTCACCATGAACAGGCCGCCAAAAGCGGTGGATAACTCCATAATACGTTTGTACGGAGATACAATATGACTAAAGAAGAAAGCACAGATACCGAACTAGACCCGAGCTTGTTTGTTGAGGAACAACCCGAAGAGGAGCCGCAACAGGAGCAAGCACCCGAGCCAGAGTCAAAGGAACCGGAACCCGAGACTGACATCCCTGACAAGTATCAGGGTAAGACCGCGATGCAGATTATCAAGATGCATCAAGATGCGGAGCGGCTACTGGGCAGACAGGGGAACGAGCTAGGTGATCTGCGTAAGGTAGTGGACGATCTCGTCCAGACCATGCAAGCAAAACCTTCTGATCCTGCACCACAGGAACCCGAGACGGACTTTTTTACCGACCCCAAAGAAGCGACGCGGAGAGCGGTAAGGTCTGAGCTAGACAGCGACGAAAGTTTCCAAGGTATCAAACAAGAATTGGCAGAAGCCCGACGCGAACGTTCGGCCCGTGCTCTTCTCGCTAAGCATCCCGATGCTGGCGAGATCAGTCAGGACCCTAAGTTCGGAGAATGGGTATCTAAATCGAAAGTGCGTATGAAGATGTTCGAGAACGCTCATACCAACTTCGATGCAGAGACAGCCTCAGAGTTGTTTGATTTATGGAAGGAGCGCAAAGAAGTGGCAGACACAACTGCAAAGAACGCCCAAGCACAGCGGCAAGAGTCAGTGACTCGCGCCTCAACTGGCTCGGGAAAGTCGTCTTCGGAGGTACGAGGTAAGCCGGTCCTATCACGGGAACGTCTTATTGAATTGAAACGAACGAACCCTGACCGGTACTACGCACAAATTGATATGATCAAACAAGCGTATGCGGAGGGCAGGGTCAAATAGGAGTTTAGTAGATAATGGCTACTTCAACTTATCCCGCTACTGGCGGTTTTGTTGACAACACTTCGGCGGCGACATTTATCCCCGAGTTGTGGTCAGACGAGATCCGTGCAGCGTTTAAATCCCAGCTTGTAATGGCTGGTCTTGTTAAGAAAATGCCGATGAACGGCAAGAAGGGCGATACGATTCACGTACCTGCCCCGGTTCGTGGTACGGCAAACGCCAAGGTGGAGAACCAAGCAGTAACGGTTCAGAACAACACCGAAAGCGAAGTACAGATCGTGATCGACAAGCACTACGAGTTCTCTCGTATCATCGAGGATATCACTGAGGCTCAAGCCCTCGATACCCTCCGTGCTTTCTACACTGATGACGCTGGCTACGGCCTCGCTCGTCAGATGGACAGCGATCTCTTTACCCTCGGTACGGGTCTCGGTGACGGTACGTTCACCAACACCCCGGCCAACACTGGCGCAGATTGGGCACACTCTGCTGCCTTCTTCAATGATGCATCTAACGGTAAGACCCCGTATGCAGTTGACACCGTAGCTCCGGCTGACGTGTTCGACGACGCGTTCCTCCGTGGCTGTATCCAGGAGCTTGACGACAACGATGTCCCTATGGACAACCGTTACCTCGTTGTGCCCCCGGCACTGAAGAACCGTATGCTTGGTATTGACCGGTTTAACAGCCGCGATTTCTCCAACGTACAAGGTGTGGCCTCTGGTCAGTTCGGTGAAGTATACGGTATCCCCGTGTATGTATCCACGAACTGCCCGGTCATCGAAGCTGCGGCTCAGAACACGGCGTCTACGGTTGATATCCGTGGTGCGTTCCTGTTCCACCGTGACGCATTCATCCTGGCTGAGCAGATGTCTATCCGCTCTCAGTCTCAGGAGAAGCTGGAATGGCTTGGTACTCTGTACGTGGCTGATTGCCTGTACGGTATCAAGAACTTCCGCACGGAAGCTGGCGTTGTTATGGCTGTGCCGAACATCGTGTAATAGGACTGCCCCTCTTCGGAGGGGCTTTCTTTCCTCTAACTAGGAATTTATTCTAATGGCTAACGGTGTATTCAATATCGCAAAAGGTCGGGTAAATGAGTTGATGAATCGCATCGACGACAATGACCCGGCTGACTCTGGACTGACTATTGTTCTTCTTGCAGCTACGTCTGAAGCAGACGCTACTCTCGAAGACTACGATACTCTGGCCGCTCTACTCGCAGGCTCTAATACGGAAGCTACGTTTACGAACTATGCCCGTAAAGACCTTAGCGATGCAGACATTACAGGTCCGACTCCTGACGATACTAACAATCGTATGGATGCAGACTTCCCTGACCAGACATGGACTAGTGCTGGTGGGGCTTCTAACAACACGCTGGACAAACTCATTGTTTGTTACAACCCAGCTATTACCACGGATGTAGATGCTAACATTATACCGCTGACACATCACGACTTCTCGGCTACCACTAACGGCGGTGACCTCACTGCTCAGGTGAATGCTGCTGGATTCTTCCGAGCTTCATAAGGATATACTATGGCTATCTTGTTGGTAAAGGTTTCGGATTCTTCTGTTGAAGACTCTCCCAATAAATGGAGAGCGGGGGAGATTGTAACAATACTGGAAGATGGCCATGTATTTGGGAGTAAAGAGGTACCTTCAGCAGGCAACTTTTATCATGTACATGTTACTGATAGAACCAAAGCGCAGTTGGAAGACTACATAGAGAGGTGGCAGCACAGACCAACCTTGTCGGTGGTTGCTAGCCAGCCTCCTAATTACCGCATACGTATGGAATCAAACCGCGCAAGTGTTTCCGGTATGGGAGAGATCCTTAGACCGGAGATTGAAGCAATGCTGACAGAGTTGGGAGAAATGATCGGAGGTTCTGCTGAATACCATGATCGTGGTAGAAGCGGAAATACAGTCTGGTTTGAATTTAATGTCCTCGGTGTAGACCCAGATGAACGCAGCGTGGCAAGAGACTTTGTGAAAGATGCGGTGAGCAATCTAAGCATCCGGCGTCGTCGATGGTACATCAACAGCGCAGGTATGACTTTCTTAGCCAATAATAACGGAAGTGTTTCAGGGACAGCTACCCAGATTCAGAACTATCTTCAGGATAGACTTATGGAATAATTATGGCTACTACAGTTACAGTAACGGTTCAAGCTACTGGTGGTGACTATACTACTATTCAGGCTGCTGAATCTGGAGAACAAAAGAACCTCGTTACTGCTGACGAGATTCTCGTCATCGACATCGAAGCGGGTACCTACAACGAGTCTGTTGATGTAGGTGGCTGGACTACTGACTCTACCCGTTATGTAAGATTCAAAGCCCAGACTGGAGATGAGCACGGCGGGGTTCAAGGTGCTGGTGTAAAGATCGCCAGCAGCGTTAGTTTTAACTTCCCACTTGACTGTTCGCAAGACTACACCCAATTCTTTGACCTTGAGTTTGAGCAGACAAACGGAAGCAACGCCGCTTTTCATTGCATCTCCTGCACAGGGGTGCGTGGCGAGCGATTGATAGCGGATAGCAACGGTTCTAACTGCTTCGACATGCGGAACGCCAGCACGTCTAGCCCACACACCCTAATCAACTGCCTGGCTATAGGCGCGAACAAGGGCTTTGATCTCGCCAACGGAAGCTCAAATAACTGGTATAACTGCACCTCCATAGACGCAACCACCGTAGGGTTCCAGTGCCAAGCGTTCAGTACAATGAACGTACTGGTCCAGAACTGCGTTACCTACACCGCTGTAGGTGATGGATTTTATACCGGAGCAAAAACAGATTCAGCAAGCGACTACAACGCTGCTCATGACACACGTGCCCCCGGCGCAAACTCAGTAGACAACATCACCAGCGCAGCCTTTGAGGACTACGCTGGCGGCGACTACGCCCCTGCGGATAGCGGTGTGTTGGACGGGGCTGGTACAGATCTCTCCGGTATTTTTACGGATGACATTACTGGTACCACACGAAGCACTTGGGACATAGGTGCATTCATAACCGCTTCTACTGGTGCTACTTTAGTAAGTGTACCACAAACTACAGAGACAGACACAGCACAAAGTATATCACCTACAGTAGGGGCTATTAGTGAGGCTGTAGGTCAATCATCAGAGACAGACACAGCACAATCCATATCTCCATCTGTTGGTGCAGTGTCTGTTGAAATAGGTCAAGCAACTGAAACTGACTCTGCGTTTAGTGTTCTTGGTTCTTTCTCTTCTCAGGTTGAAGCCTTAGATCCTTGGTTGTACTGGAAGATTGATGAAGCCAGTGGTGCGCTACAAGATAGTACTGCTAACAATAACGATTCTGTAGCCCAATCTATATCGACGTATCAAGACACTAACATTGTTGATGAAGCTGGTGCTGCTACATTTAACGGTGCTTCTGATTACGCTAAAGATACTGCGGCTACTGGATATGTAGCTGATGGGGTAATGAGTGCAGTTGTAGCTATGCGCTACAACGATACGCTCCCAGCTTCTGGAACAATATTCCATGTAGGTGATTTTGGAAACGGATCAAACAGAGGTTTTAGGTTTTACTTTGTAAGTGGCGTCTTAAGGATTCAGGGATGGGCTTCTAGTAATTACCGAACGGTAGACCTGACTTGGCAACCAACTATAGGGGCAAACCACCTAGTAGGTATCGTCCTTACAACAACTGATCTTAAACTTTATGTTGACGGTGTACTAGAAGATACTACAGCGCACTCATGGACTTACAACAATAACACCTCTAGTCCTCCAGTAACTCTAGGATCGGCCCAGTCCTCTGGAGAGTCTGACTTCTTGGAAGCGGACCTCGGGCACTTTGCTCTGTTTAATCAAGAGTTGTCTGCTGCCAATATGTCAGACTTGGCAGAATATTTGTTGGTGTCTTCGGTAAATGCTACCGTAGGACAAGCTACAGAGACAGACCTAGCTCAGTCGTTTACCGTTTCTGTTGGAGCGGTTAGTGTTGAAGCTGGATTAGCTAGTGAAGCAGATACTGCCCAATCTATAACAGCAACCTTTGGCGGTAATTCGGTTTCTGTTGGTCAAGTAACAGAGACGGATACTTCTCAAAGTATATCCCCTTCTCTAGGGGCAGTAAGTGTATCTCTTGGTTTAGTTACAGAGACAGATACAGCTTTTGAAATATCAGCTAGTATTGCTGGAACTGAGCTAGGACTACCAACCGAGACAGACGAAGCGTTTTCTATAACGCCTTCTCTTGCGGGAGAAGCTGTTCAAGTTGAGACAGCGTATGAGGTAGACTTTGCAATAGAGGTCTCGGTTCTTGGTGGAAGCAATACAACTATCAAGCTTCCTGTCAACAGGAAGACTAACGCTGAACCCGGAGAGTGCTGGGTTACCCATCCAGGTGACGTAGAAAATTACTCAGGGTTTGTGGAGTGGGCAGTGCTGACAGAAGAGTACGCAATTATGCGTCTTGGTGGTCTCTATGATGGAAGGAACCTTTCTAAGAGTGACCCAGCAGTTGCAGGACAATTCTGGAATGACGATGGAATACTAAAAGTGAGTAACGGATAATGGCACAGAGCGGAAACTACACACCTATCAAGACTTACAGTAGTGAAACAGCCTCTGCTGAGCCTGCGGCTGTTAACCTAGAAGTAGGTGAACTTGCAGTTAACATTCCTGACCAAAAGATTTTCACTAAAAATTCTAGTGAAGAGATTGTTACTCTTTCCGGTAACAGGACTGTTGATTATGATGTAACCTACAACGGGGATATCACTAACAACGGAGATGTCGTCAACAACGGTACAACTTCTATGAACGGAGATGTACTTGTTGATGGCAACACGCTAGAAACCTACATACAGACTACAGTAAACACTGGCTCTGCTCCAGGAAGTGATGGAAAACATCGCTACTGGCGCATAGGTTTTGGGGTAGAAGCTGGAGATACGTCCGCAGAAATTAGTGACGGTACTCTCTGGACCGGTGGCAAAGGTTTTGAAAATGGTCGTAGGTGGAACAAAGGTGTCCCGATAGATATCTCTGGAGTAACTTGGGGTAACTTTTTGGTTGGTCAAGGAGACACAACGCCCACTGCTAACGCTTGGGAGAGGTTCTTTACCGGAGAAATAGACTCTGTAATCTTAGGTTATACTGGGTCTTCTACTACCGCTTCTAGGTCAGGTGTTGAGCTTGACTTTGGAGAAGGTAACGAAGTATTCCTCAGTGGTTTAGATATTAATGGTAGAGTAGCCGGGGTTGTTGAAACAGTAGATATTGTGGAGTTTTCTTATTCGGACAATGGCTCCGATTGGACAGTTGCTTCAACAGTTTCTGGTATCAGGGCATCGACAGGTGCAGACGTAGACCCGTCCATTGACCTACCTCACATAGGAAACATTGGGGACACTACCCCTAACACTTTGTTTGATGAAAGCAAAGCTACTATTCCTTACTTGGACACAAGTGGTGGTGGTGGTGGAACAGACTACTGGACCTTTGACTACACCATTAAGAACAATGAAAACTGGACAGCCCAAGCGGGATACTACTACTTCGTTGAAGGTAATAACCTAGACCCTTGTACAGTTACTCTCCCTTCCTCTCCTGCTACCGGAACTAGGGTAGGATTCTGTTTGGCTAACCACGGTTCTGCCATCTCTAGTGCAGACTCTGGTCCGGGTGGAGTCAACTCTGCTACATGCGAGGTTACGATTCAAGATAGTGGGACTAACGTAGTGACTGGACTTGGAGATGTAACTGGTATCACAAAACCCACCAGTTTCTTATACGGTAGCGCAGTTGCAGCAGTAGAACTAATTTATATTAATGGCGACTGGCAGATTATGAACATCATTACCTACACGTTTGTGGAGTAATACATGCCTACAACTATTAAATTAAAAAGAAGTTTTACTTCTGGAAATGAACCTGCCCCTGGAGATCTGGAGGTAGGGGAAGTGGCAATGAATCCTACCGATGGGAAGGTATGGACTAAGAATTCAGCAGGAGATATCGTTCTCCTCGGTGGGTTGCAAGACGGTGCTGACCTACCCACAGCAGATCCAGTAGTAGTGGGTAGGTTGTGGAACGACAACGGAACCGTCAAGGTGAGTACAGGATAATACTATGAGCTTTAGACCCGGTATAACAGACCCGTCTAGCCCCTACTGGAATGGTGGGTTCACATCGCCTGCGGATAATGCTCTAGCTCAGTTCGAGCAGCTGTTGGCTGGATGGACAGGACTATACAACGACGGCAACGTAACGCAGGAACAACTTCAAGATGGAGTGTCGGACTCGATTGTAGGCGGACTCTTCGGTGACGTTCTGGGAGATGCGACAGGTAACATTGTTCCTGAACCAGACCCTTCACCTAACGCACCTTCACCTCAACCTACAACGCAACCGGCAGATATCTCTGATATTCTCGGAGACATACAGATACAGTATCCTAATTTTGAGCTGCCCGACATGGGCGGTGGTGGTGGGCAGACAGCCCAAGCAGGACAAGACGAAGCACAAGACGCAGTACCGGAACCCCCGTCTGACCAGCAAGCCAACAACCAAGGAGGTGATCCATCTGCTGGCGCTCCCCCGTCAGCCGTATACGTCCCTGAAGAGGGTGTGTACGTAGAACCTAATCACGCGCCACGAGACGACATGGTGTGGGTTCATCAGAACCCCGACGGGACCTGGGTCGCTGGGAACGAGATGGGCGAAGTGTGGGAGACGGCCCCTCCGGGAGATGAAGATCTTCTGGCGGATTCGACAACCGGACTAGAAGCAGAGGATATAACGGATATAGTTTATCAAGGACCTAACGGTACCAACACTGGAGGTAGCGTAACCATTAACTCTCCGGTCCCACAGACCGGTCAAGGAAGCGGCCAAACTGGTGGACAAACTGGTGGACAAGGAACCACTACAGGTGGGTCAGGTTCAGGTGGAACTACAGTTGGCTCTTCAGGTGGACAGCCAAGCACAGGTAATCAGAATACAGGCGGGACAGGTGGAGGAACTGGTACAGGAAATGGCACCGGAGATGGAGCAGGTGACGGCTCAGGTGATGGAGATGGTGACGGAGATGGTGATGGATCGGGAAGCAATCCGTTCACGCCAGCAGGTTCTCTCGTCGCTGGAGCAGGAGGCTCAACTAATGAGTTGTATCCCTACTCTCAGATAGCACCTAGCCAGGCCGCCTCATTGCAAGGTCTCATTGACTACGTAGCAGCCCTTAGGAGCGGACGATGAATTATCTTGAAGTAGTAAACAGCGTCCTGCGTAGAATGCGTCAGAGCGAAGTCTCGTCTCTGTATGAGAACAAGCAAAGTGCTGTCATCGCTGAGTTTGTCAATGATGCAAAGCGAGAAGTAGAAGACGCACATGACTGGTCAGCTTATAGAACTGATCTGAATATTGTTACTGCTGCTGGTGTGAACACTTACGATATTAACGGTAGTCAAAACAGGGCTACGGTAATTGATGTACGTGACATCACCAATAGCGCCATGCTTTCTCGCGTATCAAACGAGTACATTCGTAGGCAAGACTTGGTTAGCTCTCCCGGTACTACCCGTCCCAGCTATTGGGCATTGCAGGGTGTAGGTACAGACGGGGACACACAGATTAAGTTCTGGCCCACACCGGATGCAATATATAACCTGAAGGTGCACTGTGTCCTCCGGCCTGATGAACTAGTAGCTGAAGGTGACGAGATCACGATCCCGAGCAAGCCAGTTGTCCTCCTGACTTGGGCACTAGCTTCACAGGAACGTGGAGATGTAGATGCAGGTGACTTGCAGAGTCTGTTCCAGCTAGCGAAGAACGCACTGGCTGATGCTGTGATGTACGACGTAGCGAAGAACCCTGAAGAACAAATCTGGTACCCTGTATGAAACAAGCGAACATCCAAGTAAGCTCCCCAGGCTTTCTGGGGCTGAACAGCGAGCAGTCCCCGGTTTCCTTGGAGCCGGGTTGGTGTTCTGTCGCTGATAATTGCATCATCGACAACAATGGTAGGGTAGGATCTCGTAAGGGTTATCGTATTCTCACAGCTGATAACACAGACTTAGGCAGTGAGAAGATAACTCAGATCCATGAAGCTAACTATGCTGATGGTACTACTCTGAGATTTGCTACAGGTAATGGTAAGTTCTTTACATTCGATGTTGCTGGTGTACTGACGGAGATCACATCCGGTACTCCTAGTGGAGATGATTGGCAGATTGTAACACTGAATGATGACACGTTCTTCTTTCAGAGAGGAGAGGTCCCCCGTGTATACGACAAGTCAGCCGGTACGTTCGGCCTTATCACAGCACACACTGACTATGACGGAACTGCACCACAGGCTGACTGTGCTGTGGCAGCGTATGGTCGCCTTTGGGCTGGCGGTATAAGTGGTAGCAGGGCACTACTGGAGTGGTCTGACCTTTTGATAGGAGCAGACTGGGTAGGCTCAGGTGCGCCCGGTAGTTCTGCTGGGGAGCTTGACCTTACAAGGCTCTGGCCAACAGGTAACGACGAGATCACAGCAGTAGCTGCACACAACCAAAAGCTCATTGTCTTCGGTAAGCGTAACATCCTTGTGTTCGGCTCTTCCGCTACAGATGGTAGGCTTGCAGACCCAGCTAACGATCTATTCCTAGAGGACACAATCGTTGATGTAGGCTGTGTAGGCAAACACGCATGGGTTGTGGTAGGAGAGGACATCTGGTTCATCGACTACTCTGGTCTTCGTAGCCTTGGTCGTACTATCCAAGAGAAGTCCCTACCTATGGGACTGATCTCTCGAAACGTAAACACACAGTTCCGCAACCAAGTGCGTACTGTTGATGATGATGCCCGACTGGTGTACTCACCCGAAGAGGGATTCGTCCTTGCTATCTTTGAATCGCAGCCCCTTACTTGGGTGTTCGATGTCAAGCAAAGGCTACAAGACGGCTCTGCTCGTGTGACTCACTGGACTAACTTAGACTTCCAATGTGCATACAGGGCAGTAGACGGTACGCTTTGGTTCGGAAACAATGACGGAATTAACCGATACACTGGGTTCATAGACGGAGCTTCCTCTACTGGGACAGGGGGTACATCGTATCGCTTCAGGTACTACATGCATCCTCAGACCTTTGGTGAACCAGCCAATCTTAAGATCCCCAAAGAAGTTGACTTCATTATCGCGGGTGGACTGGGACAAGACGCAGTGTGTTACTGGGGCTTTGGTTACGGTTACCTGTTCGAGAGACAACCGTTTGTACTGAACTCTGTAACACCTGACTTCTATAACATTGATGAGTACAACATCACTGATGAAGCAGACCCAACAGAGTACGGTTCGGGTTCCACTATTGGAGCGTATGAAATCCCCTTGAATGGATCAGGTACTGGGGTGGTGATTGGACTGGAGGCGGATGTGTTGGGACAACAGCTTAGCCTTCAAGAGATAAACCTTCAAACTAAAATGGGAAGAATGACATAATGGCAGACTATACTAAAGCAACAGACTTTGCTTCTAAGGATGGTCTCGTATCCGGTAACCCTCTGAAGGTGGTCAAAGGTGTTGAACTCGACGCAGAGTTCGAAGCTATTGAAACGGCTATCGAGACTAAGGCCGACATACACAATGAGACGCATACAGGTGACCACACATTTACAGGCAATGTCAGTGTCACTGGTACCTTGACTGCCGGTCTTATTGACGGGGGTACGTTTTAATGGCTAATTGGACACAGGCTGTCCTTAGCGGTATCGGGCTGTATGACCAGCTTGACCGCTATGATGACACTAATCAATACATTCAAGATGAGCTTACTGACGCTAGGACACGAGCAGTAGAGGGCAGTGAGTTCACTCCCTTTACTGTGACCAGTCGTGGCGGTACGGCAAGTGCAGGTCCAGGGGGTAGTATCAACTACCAAATGGACCCAGCTACTCAAGCTCAGATGGATGCACGTAATGCTCAGTCTAATACGTTCTACAACAGGGCGTCCTCTGATATGGGACAGAACACACAGGATGTGTTCCAAGCTATGCGAGCTATGCAGATGCCTGGTGAACAACGTGCTCAGACTGAACTTGAGCAACGTCTGTTCGCTCAGGGCAGGGGTGGAATGACTACCAACCAATACGGTGGGTCACCTGAACAGCTGGCTATGCATAAGGCTATCGGTGAGAACCGTAACGCTGCGGCAGTAGCTGCTATTGAACAGGGCCGGATGCAGCAAGCACAGGATGCTGCTCTTGGTGGTCAATTCCAGACCGCAGAGTACCTGCCTCAGGCACAGCTGATGAATACGATGAACCAAGGATTGCAGACTTCACAGATCAATCAAGCAGGTCAGCTGGCTGGTGTGAATTACGACTCTAACCTACGCCTTGGACAGATCCAAGCACAGGTTAACTCAGAACAGACACGAGCAGGACTGATGCAACAGTTGTTCAACACGATTGGTGGGACAGCAGCAGCTAATAACTTTGATCCAATCGGTGACATAGGCGGGGCATTCGGACGTTGGTTCGGTGGACTGTTCTAAGGAGACATCATGGCTATAGGAAATGGATTGTTTAGTCTAGCGCAGACTCTACAGACTGGGCAGAGACAGGCTTACCAGAATGCTGGTGGTCTGTTCGAGAGCCTTGGTAATGCGCTGTCGCCTATCGCGGATATGAACCTGTCTGACCCTACCAGTGTACGTGCTGCGGCAGAGGGGGAGGCCCGTCGAGGAAATCAGGTTAAGGCTAATGCACTAATGCAGCAGGCTAACCAGATTGAGCAGCGTCAAGAAGCAGAGCGTGTCAAGAACATTCAGCGTTCATACGCTCAGATGAAAGCTCTTGGTAGGGAGGGTGAGTTCGAAGACGCCATGATCCAAGCGGGTAGGGTCGATGAGATCGCTGCTATCAAACGCAAGGAGATGGAGCACGACATCCTTACTATGGAGTACGGTGACGCCAAGCGAGCACGTAAAGCTCGTGAGCTGTCCCAAGGGTACTTCCAAGCTCAGACAGAAGAAGGCCGAGACCTTGCTCTTCAACGTATGGCAGAAGAAGGGTTCGGTGAAGAAGCTGCTGAGCTGAAGGAACGTGCACTGGAAACGGAGATTGAAACTACCGAGCTGAAACTTCGTCAAGCAGAAGCAGAGTGGAAGAGAGATGTTCAGCGTGTCCGTGCTATCGGTGTTCCTCGCTCTGAAGAAGAGATTGAGAAGGTACGTCAGAGTATTGACCCAAGCTTGCGTGGCATCTATGACCAACAGGTTGTGGCTATGCAAGAGAACCGTGTACGGATTGATGCAGCAAGAGAGAAACTTAAGAAGAGTGAACTGCTTGACCAAGAGTTCGTAGAGAAAGCTGGATTGTCTTGGTCAGAGTATAAGAACCTAGCTAACACTCAGGCCCGTGACAAGGTAAACCAACAAGTCATTGAGAACTACATGGCGAAGATGAGAACAGAAGCTAGTACGTTGCCTAACGGACCAGCTGAAGCACAGCTCTCTGCTCTGTATGATTCCCTTAATGAAGTTTGGGGGCCTAACCGACTGTTCAGAGAAGATCTGTTCAGGCCACAGGCTATTCAGCTTGCATGGACTAAGATGCAGCAGGAAGGTCTTGGGGCAAGGGAAGCAATGGATCAGGCTATCGCTGAAATTGCGGGAGAAGAACCTGACGTAGATAATATACTGGATGCAATCGAGGGACTCTAATGGACCAGCGGATAGCAGACGCTTTAGCTAAGAAGCGAGAAGAGATAGGGGACGACCCGGAACGTCTCGCCAAGTTCGAAGCTCTGGCGAAACAACTCCGCGCTAAGTTGTACGACCAAGAGGACTCAACAGAAGAGTTCCGTGGACTAGCTGCTATCCCCGCAGAAGCCATGACCCTGGGTATCTTGGGTGACGAAGCTCGTGCAGCAGGTAGAGCAGCAGTCGCTAAGGCTGCTGACTTCATAGGTGGTACCGACTACGCTGGTACATTCAAGGAAGAGTACGAACTTGCCCTTGAGGACGAACGCCGTGTCGAAGCAGAGACATACCGAGACTACCCGATTGCATCCTACGGTACACAGATTGCCTTCGGACTGGTCCCGGCTGCCCGAATTGCAAAGACTGCGGGTGTCGGTGCTTCTGCTGCTCAAGGAGCAATGCGTCAAGGTGTTGGTGCTGCGCTTGAGGGCGGGGTATACGGATTTACAGAGGGAGAAGACGGAGTAGTAGAGCGTCTGGAGAACGCTGGGAAGGTAGCAGCCATCTCAGGTGCTCTAGGAGGCGCTGGTGGGGCGCTGGCTGGACGTTTCAGCGATACGAACCCCAAGGTACTGGCTAAGAAAGCCGCCCGTCAGAAGGCACAGGAGGAGGCCATACAGAAGGCTGAGTCCGCTGTCACTCCAGAGGATTTTGCTAACTCAGTGAATCGCCGTATGACGGAGAGGGCTGAGAACCTGTACCGGGAGACTGGGGAGACCCTCCAGGGTCCTAAGTACATGGATGCTCTGAAGGAAACTGCCAAGGAGATGGGTGTACCTGTCGCTAAGGTACGTAACATCGAGGGTCTGAAGTTCTTTGAGCAAAGGGAGTTCATTGAGAAGCTAGATGACTACGTACCAGCTGCTCTGTCTCGTGCAAAGATCAATGCAGCTAAGAGTATCTGGCGGAATAACATTACTCCTATCGTCAAGAAGGCAGAGACCGTAGTAGGTAAGAGCTTCGCTGGTAGGATGCAGAGATACGCTACACGTATGGCTCAGACTGGTGACGAGATCACTACGTTCTTCAAGGACAAAGACATACAGTCTTTCGGTGCTTTGATGGAGGGGCCTGACTCTTCTGAGTTCAGGGCTAATCTTCTGAACATGTCCAACCTGGACCTTGATATGGCACAGAGGGCACAGTACTACAAGAAGATGGTGGATACCCTACGAGAACGTAAGCAGGATGCTGCCTTGCGTGGGTTCAATAAACTACGTGCTCGTCTGTATCAAGAACAGAGCAGGCAGAGCAAGACTGTCAACAGCTTCATTGAGCCGGACCAGTTCTATTGGCCTGCTCAGTTCAAGAACGAGACGCTTGCTCTGAGAGGAAGAGACAATACTTCCCGAGCCAAGCAGACAAACATGATGAACCAGAAACGTGGTGTCGTCAACAACGAACAGGCTATGATGTTCGAGAACCCGGTTGTCCATGCGGATAACTGGATCAGAGCAAGCAGTGGCCTGTCTGAAATGTTTGACACCTTCAAGCTCAGGAACGCTAAAGCTACTTCTGATATTGCTAAGAAGGCCCGTCAAGGGAAGATGCCAACCGAGAAGCAGGTTTCCCGAGCAGCTGAAAGGGCTAGGCAGCAGGTGGCTGGTGGTGAATGGGCATTCAAAGAACTCGGTAAACGACTGAAGGCAGAGGGTGCTGAGAAAGGAACCAGAGATCACGCTATCTCTCTTATGCGAGCACTGGCAGTGGACGGCTCTCGTGGCCCTAACCAGATCATCAGCAACTTTAGGAAGGCTGCGTACATGGGAACCATTGGTAACCCGTACTCTGCTGTCCTGAACCTGGGTGACGTGTTCAACTCTGCTGTTAACTTCGGTGTACGCAACACAGCTCGTGGTCTTTACGATACCCTCAAGCAGCGTGGACTCCGTATCAACGCTGATGACGTAGGACTGATGCACCAGACCACAGGTGAATTTCTGCGTGACGGTGTTACAAATGCACAGCGCAGGTTTGATGCTTGGTCTGATGCTACATTCCGTATCTCCCAGTTCCGTCGCTTTGACAGACTGGGTAAGGATGCGGCAATGACTTCTGCGATTCGTCAGAATCAAAAGAGGGCTTTGAATGCGAAGGACTTCGCTGAGAGGTGGGATGGTATCTTCGATAAGTACGAGCAGGCACAGCTTCGTAAGGCTATCCTGAGCAACGAGAAGACACAGCTTGTGAAGGAGATGGCAGCCGCTGAGCTGTCGAAGATGCAGCCTACGGATATGGCGTCACTGCCTCAGTGGTTCCTTGAGAATCCGAATGGCCGTGTACTGTACATGCTGCGTACCTTCGGACTCAAACAGATCCAGCAGATGGATGACCTGATTGTCCAGCAGTGGAAGAAGGGTAACAAGAAGCAAGCGATGAAGAACATGCTTGCTTTCACCATGATTACAGGTGGGGGTAACGCTGTTCTCCAAGAAGCAAGGCAGACCCTCAAAGGGGATACGCCTAACTTCAGCTTGGATGTCTCAGACAAAGGATTAGGTTACCGCTTCGTTGATCACATGCTTGGAGCAGGGTCAGCAAACATGGTGAGTCTGTACGGATTGGACATGTCTCGTAAGCAGGGTAACGCTGGGCCACTGGTACAGGGAGCTATGCCTCCCTTTGCTATGGCACTGGCACCCATCATTGATGTGATGCAAATAGCTGATTCAGAAGACATAGACGTAGGAGCCGCACTGCACGAGTCCGAAGTATTAGGTTGGGCACCGTTCGGTAGGCTTATACAGGACTGGTTTGATGATAAGGAATGATGAAGTGCGTGAAGCTGTAGATCAGCAAGAGCTAGTTAAGAAAGTTTATCATACCGATGCTCGGGTCACAGCTATGGAAGGGGAGATCCGTCAGTTAGCTGGCGGTGTCTCTCGTATCGAGACCCTGTTGCTGAACAAACAAGAGACATCTCCACTACAGTGGTTTGGTATCATCTTCTCTGTGCTCACATTGGTAGGTGCACTGGTATGGGGAGGCGGGGAGTACATTGAAGCCCGTCTTGGAATTATCAGAAGTGAGCAGGCTCTTCAGCATCGCTCCATTGACAAGCTACAAGATGCTCAGCTTGAGTATCAATATGAACTAGGGAGAGTACACGAATGGAAAGAACAAGAGCAATCGCGGCGTCCTTGATTCTGTGTGTAGCTCTCGTAGGGTGTGAGACCTTGGCTAAGAAAGCAGGGTCTGCATTACTAGGGGTAGGTGAGAAAGGTGGGATAAAGGCCGACGCTGAAGTAACTGTCGGCAAGAAGGAAGAAGATAACGATGTCGTTACGGACACCCAGATAGGGGACAACCAGACGGCTGAGCTTATCAAGAATGAAAACTCGGGACCGTCTGGCTGGATCATACTATTGATCGTGTTGCTAGCAGGTTGGGCCATCCCTGGCCCTGCTGCTATGTTCAGAGGTATTAAGGATTTCTTCCGTAAGTCCTAGTCAGATTCCGCAAACACCACCACCACAGGCTGCGTCGGAATTTTCTTCAAGAACAACGCCAACGTTTGCTTTAGCCTCATCGTAAGAACATAGGTTGAGTGGTTGTCCTCCCCTAGCTCCGTCAGGGTACGCAGTGAAGCCTCGTAGTCTCGGGGCGTACTTGGCAAGCGTACGTGCGAATCCCTCAACTCGATCTTCGTTATTGCTTTCCGTCCCCCAAGAAGGGAGGTTGATGGTTGATGATATAGACATATCAACGTAGTCTTGTACGTCGGCTTGGAAAGAAATACGCCTTTCAAAATCATCCACCAACGAAAGACTGGTTTCAATTTTATCTGGCTCGATACCAAATTCATTAATCAAACCCTCCGCTGTGGAGTCAACAACGTACTCCGCTTTCCATTGGTTACCGCCCACGAGATACCGACGCTTATATGCGACAGCAAATAGAGGCTCAATACCAGTAGTGGTACCTGCAAGAATACCGATAGTACCAGTGGGAGCGATAGCCCGATAAGCAACAGGCTTACTGATCCCCAGCCTATCGCACAGAGAGTTCGCTGAGCGTTCGCTCTCCTCCCTATATACCTCAAGCCACTGCCTGAGTTCCTTAACCATCTCATACCTATAGCCTCTCTTCAGGAGCCACTCATGTATCCCCATGAGACCCAGGCCCAACCGTCTGTTCTTCTTACGGACCTCATAAACTTTCTTATAAGGCAGGTCTGCTGTCAGAGTACCGCATACCAGAAAGCCTGAAGCAAGACGTACAACTTCTCGAAAACGATCAATGGTGTCGATTGCACCCATGTTGATAGACCCGAGGTTACATACGTCTGAGTCATCTTCTGACGTAACCTCTGTACATGCATTACGTAGCGTCTCATTCTCTTTGTCTCCGAAGTTGAAGCTGAAACCTGGCTCACCTGTCATCATAGCTTGGCGACAGTTGTCAACGAAAGTCTGTGGCAGGTGTCCCTGTGAGATATGATCGAGGAAAGCGTTGTCGTAGTTCAAGCTGATGTTCGTCATGTCCATAGGAGCATGACCGTTGTAGTTCTGTTCCTTGATTTCCTTGTACGTTATCGAATCGGTGGGGCCGCTGTCATGCCAGTTCTTGAGGGTAAGGAAACTGTCGGCGTCTTGATGTCTCCAGTTAAGTGAAGCGTATATGGCGCTCCGACGGCTGCCTCCCTGCATGACATTGCGTCCGATCTCGTTGATGGATTGCATAAGAGGTATAGGTCCAGAGGCGTCTCCTCCAGTTCGTCCAAGTGGAGAGCCAGAAGGACGGAACACACTGTAGTCAACGCCGATACCCCCACCAGACATAAGGCAATCGCTAGATCTTTTACAAAGGTTACCCCACTCTTCACGCGTATCCTCCTCACCCTTCAACAGGTAACAGTTATTATAGAAGCTGGCCTGCCGACCAGCGTAGTAGATGTACCTGCCACCGGGAAGGAACTCGAACCCCTTGATCATCTGGGCTAACTCACCTTGCATGTCGGGAGGCATCAGGTTTTCTGTGACCTCGTATGCTATTGTGTTAGCTTTGTCTTCCCAAGTCTGGCCTTCATAGGTTGCGTACTTATGATTAAAAATTCCCTGTGCAAAGGGGTTCCTGAATTCGCTCAATGTTCCTCCTAATTATTTTTGTGTGAAAATCTCTTTATGCCTTTTTAGCTGGCTCCAAAGTTCTTCGTATGCTTCTGCTTTATATTTCAAATGCTTGTTCTCTTTCTTGAGTTCATCTACTTTATCTTCAAGAGAAGCAACTCGCTTTCTTTCTATGTCCAGTTCGCTGTTGAGAATACCCATCACTCTTCCCCGCCTGCTAGGGCTTTACATTCACTATATGCGAGCGGATAGCGCTCTTCACTAAAATTTGCACCAACTACTAATGGAGATACCTCTCGAAGACATTCTTTTAGGTGGTGTATCTCTTTGTCATATTCTAAGAGCCTAGAACATGCTAATTCGTAAGCTTCCCACGGTTCCAGGTCTGGGTAGGGGTCACTCATCCTTCACCTCCTGTATGTACCCCATCGTGTCGTACAGGCTGAGCAAGAGCGCGTCCAGCATCTTCGCTATCTCCCGGACGTTGTTACCGCTGGGCATCTGGTCGGCCACTCCGCGAAGGTAGACCGCCGACCACTCGATGCGATCTCGTTCTATGCCCTGACCGATGTACCCCATGATGGGGAAATTCTGGACCATCGACGTCGCCGCAGCTTCCGGGCTGATGAAGGTGTACCGCTTCTCCGCCACTTCCCGTCTCGGCTTGTCGAACCAGCTCATGAGTCCTCCACGATCTGGTCCGAGAGTCTGTCAAGAGCTGCCTCGTAATCGTCAATGATCTGCTGATGCCCTTGCTCAGCCATCTCACTCAGCCTTTGTACGCCAGTCAAGTAGGTTTGGTGCAGGGACAATACTGTGCTTTTGAAATCTCCAGTCGTAATCCCCTTCGGACGGACAGGGTATTCCATAGGCAGTCGCTTGATATGTACTGTCTGTTGCATTACGTTCGGCATTCTCTCTTTCCTGTTCAATCTCTGTTTGTAGGAGGGACAAGGCTCGCCATGCTACCTTAGCAGTATGACTTACCCCGTCTGTGTCCATTGTCCCACGTTCCATCAGGTGCCTGACCAAGCAATCAGCATGGTCGGTTGACTTCTCTTTCGCCCAGTGCAGTGGCTGTCCTGGATTGTGTTGATCGTTACCCACCTTCGAGCAGTGAGCTACAGCAGCCAGTGCATCTGGGAAGTAGTCGAGTACACCTGTACATACCGGTGTCTCTTTACGCTGCTGCTTGTCCGTAGTAAGCATCTGAAAGCTCCATGTTGATTAGTCTCATAGCCTGTCCGCGAGACAGGGGGATCAGGTCTTGTATACCCACCTCGGGTAGATAGGTAAACAAGGGCTTACCGAGGTTCATAGCTACAAATGCTTCTGTCCTTGCTCCCTTGCTCTTATACCAATCTCTTAGAAGTATGAGGGCATCCACATGATCAGCTACGATCTTGATGTCACGAGAGAGGAAGTCTCCCCAAGTGTCACCGTTCGCCGTTGTACCATCCGGGTTCAGCTCTCCTGTCTCTGAGTCGAGAGCAGCAGCGAGTTGTTCTTTGTCATCCATCTCTGCTGGGCTGATCACATGAAACCCCTGCATCCGCAGTTCAGTTGCTACTGAACGGAACTTAGGGAAATTGAATTGAGGAATGCCGGTCATAGGACCGGCGAGGTAATAGACTAGATCATTATCCATAATGGTGATCCTTAGTTTGCGTTAGTTCGGAGTGCTTCCCTTACTGGCTTGTCGAGGACTGTGTACCTCCCTCGTGACCATCCTCCGCAGTCGTTGCACCTGTACCGTTGATACTTTCCAACTTGGGTATATGCGAAACCACGGGCCTGAACACTATGGCTGCCACACTTAGGACAAGTAGGCAGTTCAGAATCCAGATAAACACCCACGTTGGGATGGTTAGGCATCCAGGGACGAAGCGCGAGATAAACATCTTCCAGTAGCTGTACGTCTCCGATATTGTACTCGACCATTTTCTCAAAGGCATCTTTATCTCCCTCCATGCAACGTGCCCAGAGTTCGAACCCACCTGTATTTACCTTCTCACCGAGTCCCAAGAATTTACCGAGGGAGTCGAGCCTGTTACTGGTGAATGCGAACTGTCGCTTCGCTACTTGGAATGTATCAATGCGTTTGTAAGGGGAAGGCGGAGTAATCCCCGCCTTTAAGAATCGAGTGTTCACCTTAGGGATGTCAAAGCGATTACCGTTGTGAGCTACCACCATGTCTGCCTCATCAAGCAGGTGCCATAGCGACTCAAGTATCGGTGTGTCTTCGCTCGGATCATCCGAATGTAGGTGCACACTGTCGTAGTAAATGTCGTCCTCACCCAGCCACTTGGCAGCCCACGTAAGCATGGACCACTCATCGACCAGCTGATTGATACCGATGTTCTCTTTCCAGATACGCCAGAAGTAACCCTTCAGTGGCGCTGTCTCGATATCAAAGCTTAGGATTCTAGCTGACATCACGTTGCTCCAGATAGGATGCGCCAGCTGCGACTAACGCAATGAGTCCGAGGCAGGTGACGAATCCTGATTTGAATGCGATACCACCGAGCAGGATCACTGCTCCTACGATCATGATAGGGATGGTCTCTTCTTGTGTGAACTCTTCTCGTGACACACGCTTAAGGTAGCGTGTCACATTGTCTAGTTTCTCTTTGAAGTTCACGCTACACCCCCTAGCTCAATGAACGATGAGAGCTTGTCCAATACAGGGCGTTGCTCTGCTGCTGGTATCTCTTTCATGTAGCCAACCATGTCAGCTACGCCACCGGGACGGGTGGCACCGTTCTCTGTGTTGGACTCATAGATATTCCAGAGTACAACAGCACGGTTGCGGGTCTTAAGGTCTTGATCTTCTACGTCGTAGAACAGATCGTATCCCTTGAATTCCATATATTATTTCCTTGTACGCTTTCTGCGTCTTCTTCGAGTAGGTACACCATGCTTCGGGTGCATGGGTCTTCGTGTCCAATCTTTGCGCCAGTACTTGATCAGGTTCTTAAGAAATTTCTCGGGGTCTGTGCCTCTGCTACGTGGCCCTGCCCACTGCAATATCCTTCCTTCTGCGCCATTACATGAGCGGTGAAGGGCAGCTCGAACGTGTCCAGTACGGTGGCAATGATCTAATGCGGACTCCTCAGGGAGTAGCTCTTCCTCGCAGAGGGGACAGATATACTTCTGTCTCTTGACGAGCTTCTCCCTGTACTCTTTGATCTCCCTGTTGGTTAGTTTGGTAACTGCCACAAGACCGGCTCCCCCTTCTCGGTCAGCTCTCTTGTCATCCAGAGTAACTGCCCCTGCTCTAAGAGTAGGGTCTCGTCTGCTCCTCTGTCTTTGTACGTAGCGAGTACCGCGTCGTACATCTCGTGAGGCTCTAGGTCTCCCAGTATCTTCCAAGCTTTTGAGTCGCCTATGCCAGGGCACCCCGGTATGTTGTCTACGGTATCTCCCACCAGTAACTGAAGGTAGAAAAAAGACATACCTTCTCCGCATACTTTCCCCTTCTCCGTCTTCCACAACTTACCGTCGTAGGTTACCCACTTCTTGAACATCTCAGGTTGCTTTCCGCACTCCCAGCCGTAGTGCCAGCCAGGAATCATACGCAAGTCTTTATCACGGGTGCATATCACGGTGTCGAGTAGGTCTTCGCTGTCTAGTTGATCTATTGCCATGAGGTCATCTGCCTCTAGCCCGTCAACACTCTTCCACTCATACTGATTCTTGATGTAAGTGGTAAGGTTAGCGAAGTGAAAGGGCTTCTCGCTCTTGCGGTTTCCCTTGTACGGTTTGGTTACGGCTATCTCATTACGGAAGTTACCTCCGTCAGTGAGGTACATACATACGCTGTCTGCTTCCACAGCTGTGGCTATGCGTTCTACCGCTGCATCGAGGTACTCAGCTGCTACATCAAAGGGAAGGGGACCATCGTCCCCCTCCACACATGCACCTATCTCATAACGCAGTACGTCTGCATCAATGAGTGCCTTCATACAGGGAAGTCATCAGGTTCAGCTTCCTCTTTGGGAGTGTCTGGTTCACCAGCGAGCATACCATCCAGCTTGGAACCGGGGAAGCCAAGACCATCGCGGATGATACCTTGAATCCAATCGGGAAGGGAGCTGAAGACTTCCAGGTCTGGGTTGTCCTGATCAAAGAACTTCGGTTCGTTCACCAACTCAGGGATGGGTACACCCTTGAGTGCTGGACTGATACCACCTACGTTGTTGTAGGTTCGACCATCCTTCTCGTTGTTCACGATAGCTACCAGACACCCCGCTCCAAGGAGCTGAGTCCAGTCGCCACCGTACTTCTTGGCGGGATCAAGTGCCATGTACCTCTTGGTACTCTTGGCCTTGTCTGCTGCTAGGTTGTAGAGCGGGAGCCGTTCGCTTACCCAGCGTGGCTTACTGGTGTCCTCGTTACCATCCTCGTCGAGGAGGAACTCAGTACCCAGCTCGTAGGTCACCATGATCTCTTGGATAGGAGGCTTCTCAGTACCCTTATAGGGACGCTGAGCCTGTACACCAAGGTCAATGACCTGTACTACGCGAGCCATGTAGTTCTCGGGAGGCAGGGGTTCCGCTCGGGGACCACTGGTTCCGGCTGCTTTGCTTGCGTTAAGTGCCATATTCTTTATACCTTTTTAGAGTTAATCGTTTCAACAGAACCATCAGACTTGTGGAAGTAACTGTCTATTCCCCAATAAGCGTCAAACTCGTCGTTCTTGGGGGTAGTTACAACATCATAATCGTCGGCCTCATACCAGCGATCACCGCAGCATGGACAATCTATTCCTTCGTAGCAACCATCAAAGTAAAGACCTATATCCTGTGCCTTTTTATTGGCTTCTTCGGCAGAGGCTGCTTCGATAAACACTCGTAGACCTATTCCTTTTTTCTTGTCCTCTCTAAAAGAACCCCCTGAATTGTTCTGCCTGAACTCGTAGATTGTATTAGGAGTGTTCTCCATTCTCTTTCCTTTGTTTACTTAGTTGAAGTATTCCTTTCTGGACGTTCTCGCTTACCTTTGGCCAAGCTTTTATCTCGTCTCTGGTTCGATAGCATCCAGTGCACACATCGTCTTCGTTGAGCTTGCATACGTTTACGCATGGACTAGTGACATTCATCAGTGTGTCTCATGCCAGTTCTTTCCGATGTCATATTCCCCCTTGTGTTCACATCCGCATCCGAGCATTTCACCTGCCACCTTGATGGCTTGTGTTGCCAGCTCTGCATATTCTAAGCACAGATCGTCGCGGACTTCAGCCTGTATCTCATCGTGTACATTAGCGACAAAGCCGTACTCGCGTCCGTGCTTCCAGCCCCTTTCAGTGAGCCATTGATATAGTAAAACCAACGCGTACTGCATGAGGATTGCTTCGTCGGACTGTAATGTGTAGACCAGTATGCAATGCTCGCTTTCAATCTTGACGGGTCTACCATCAAGTCCGGTGACAGTTCCGTTTCTGTACTCCAGTCCCCATCGTCCACGGACACGCTCTGCACTCGCTCTCCACTCTCTAGTAAGCTCTTCCACCAATCGTTCAAGTCCAGGGGCAACGGAGAAGAGAGCTTCTCTAATGCGTGGTCCTTTACCTTTATCAACCCCAGCTGTTGCAGCGAGCTTGTTATCCGAGGCACCGAACAGAAAGGCGTAGTTAAGATTCTTACAGACTTTGTAAGTTGGGTCGAATCCAGCAACTCTGGATATGGCGGACTGATTGACGTAGTGTATTGAGCTTCGATCTTCCTTCCGTCCTTCAAGCAGAGTCTTCGTATACGCAGGGTCACCGACTCTCCCAGCCAGCATTCTGTTCTGACAACCGGCAGCGTCAACACCCACAATTGAGAATCCAGGTTTGGAAACAAAGCATTGACGCATTTGCTTTCCGTAGAAGACCTCTGAACCTGGAACGTTGACAATACGTTTGTGCTTGAGCCGTCCCGTACTAGCGATACCACTAATTCCTTGGGATAGGCGAGAATCTTCACGAAGTAATTCTCTCCAACCCTCAAGCTGGCTTCGTCTATGGCGACACTGAACCCATCGCGCAATAAGTCTTCCCACTTTCCCTTGAATACCTTCGAACGGGTCGTCATGCTTAAGCTTAGGTGATGTTCGTTCTCCCTTGTCGTTGGTGTTCCAGTCTCGGGGGACCCACCCTTCCGAGAGAAGAAAGTCTTTAACTTCTTTGTTGCTTCCGAGATCGACACGTCTGATACCTACCCTAGTAAATGGACCGCCGACACTGCTACGATGCAGGTCAGGCCAATCCCCATTAAGGTAATCAGAAACGTAGGACTGAAGCTCTCCGTTAACCTTGAAAGGTTTTTTGTAATACGCATACTCCCCCTTGTTCTTTGTTGGACGGACGATGACCATAGGCAGCTGGTCGTTCACTGCTCTGTCTATCCTGTCCATCCACTGTGTGAGTTGTTGAATACACTTGTCCATGTACTCCCTGTCTATCAGCCATCCGTACTCTTCCTGCTTGTGCAGGATCTCGAACAGCTTGAACGACAGCTTATGTGCTGGCTTCCAGTTCTTTCCTTTGCCCTCGTCAAGCAGGGCATCGAGGATCATCCTCTGGATTGCTACGTCTTCTGAACATCTGTGTAGCATTTCCTCGGAGAACCTTGACCAGTCTTCGTGTTCAGGTTTAGCCCTCCCAAAGCGCATACCCCATGCTTCAACCGAGTGTGGACCAGCTTTGCATCCTCTGGGAGATACACGATCTGGTCGTTGCAGACGGGACATGATGAGTGTGTCAACCATTGAGCCTTTGTAATTGTACCCAAGGACCTTCTCCATTAGTGGTTTGTCGTAGGCTATGCCGTTGTGCATGACCAGTGCATCTACTGTGTCAAGGTACTCTGGCATATCCTGGATGTCATCAGGTCGGAACACTCGCTTCTCACCTGTGTCGATGTCAACGAAGACACCGCACCAGATACGGGTAGCTGTGTCCAGCAGCCCATCAGCTTCTAAGTCTCCGACTACTCGCTTCACAGCAGTAGCTCTTGCACCTTAATGAAGGTTTTGTTTTCCTGTTGCTTCTTGAATCGCTTCCATCTGCGAAGGGCAGAGAACTTGAACATGTATCCTCCTCCTGATGTTGACTCATCGAACCAGTAATCTCCGTCGGAGCATCCTAGCCAGTCTATCCTCAAGTCCTCCGACGCCGCGTTCTTGATCGGGTTATACTGGATGGCATTGTAGGCTCGGATAATATACCACCTATTGGGGTACCCACGACGAGCCAAATAATAGTGGACTTGTGTATCACGCATACTTTTCCCTCATGTCATCGTAAAACATCTGGATACATTTACGTACTGTCCAGAGATTTACATCGAGGAGTTGCACTACCTCTTTCGATTGATACCCAAGGAACACAAACAACTCAAGGATAGACTTAGCTGGTTCGTCCATGTCTTTGACTTCGAGCATGATCTTCTCTAGTGTTTGTTCATCATGGGCGGCTAGCTCCAGGTCTTCGATGATCCTGTCTGGCTCAGCAACCATACCTTGATACCGCTCCTGTCTCTTGAAGTCTTTGAGCGTGTTGTTTATGATCGTGTTGAACCATGCCTCCATGACCTTGTTGTTCGGGTCATAGCTGTCGATGTAATACAGAGCACGAGTGAACGCCTCTTGCACTACGTCTTCTGCGTTGGGTATACCTCCAGCACGGTAGCTGAATCTCTTGACCAGCTTGTCGTACTCACTACAATAGAACTCAGTTAGTGTGGTAACCTTGTTTAATTTCATTGAACAGTCCTGTTGCCCTGTCCCAATAGAGCGGGACGTTAGCGGTCATACCAAACTCACGATCTTCCAAGAGCTTGAGAGTACGCACGTTCCGTTCTTCTATGGGTAGGTCAGGGTCTTTGTTGCCTTCGATACCAATCATGTAGTTACATGAACGCATCATTGCACGAGATCCAGCAAACTGTGTACTGAACACTTGTCCCCCTCTCTCGTGTGGTATGCCATCGGGTGCCTTGAGGTGACAGAAGATGTACGCTGTAAAGTCAAGGTCCTTGGCGAGTGCTGATAGCTCGGCGGCTACTGTAGTCAGGTGTTCATTAGCCTGTGCTGCTGACATCGTATTGGTAAAGCAAGTGATGGGGTCGATGATTACGTCACGCACCCCGTCATTCAGTACCGTATAGGTGATGTCATTCTTCAGGTCATCCCACCTACCGAACTGGTAGATATCCTGGAAGATAGCCTTGTCTCCTACCTGTGCGTCCGCTTTGTCGAACGCCTCATGGTCGAAGGGTACCGTTGGGTCATGAAAGATACGACCCGCTACCTTGCCGAGTACCATCTTGTAGCTCTTAGCCAGGGCTTCCTCGGGCTTGATCATGTACACCGGACTGTTGTGCTCTTGTATGATATGGGCAGCGATGGCGTTTACAACCTCGCTCTTCCCCATCTTCACACCAGCCCCGATGTAGATAGTCTCGCCTCTTCGGATACCCCGTGTTGCCTGAGTCAGCCCTTCCCATGGCCAGCTCAAGCCGAAGGTCGGTTCCTTACGTGCCGCTTCTCTGAGCTGGCTACCGTATACAACACGAGAGTTCTTCGGCTTGGCTGCCTTGAAAACTACAGCGGACTTCAGTGCCTTGGCCGCACCCTGCATGAGGCAATCGTTCGCGTCTTTGCATGGCAGCTTAGCTACCTTTGCCTCGGGTACAATACGACACACTTGGTCGGCTGCTTTCTGACCCGGTTCATCCATGTCAAACACTAAGACTATCTCATCGAAGTGCTCACGGATCTGTTGAACCATCTCGGAGATCTCTTTCTTAGCACTGCCTGAACCAGACGTGAGGGACACGACAGCGTGTTCCATGTCAGCATAGGCAGTACCAGCGTTCGACTCCTTGAGTACCTGATACAGAGCGATGGCATCGTACTCACCCTCTGTAATGTACAGGGTCTTAGCTCCTGATCGGACTGCTTGCTTCCAACCGAAGAGCTGTGCCCCTCTTGTGGTACCGACAGCCCACATCTTCTTGGTCTTCAAGGGCCTGGCCTTCCAGCCTATCAGCCCCTCGTCAGTACCGTAGGGGAAGTACACCAAGGTAGGTGTACGCCCGTCTGCTTGTGATACCTCCATGCGACAACCGAACCTCTCGAAGGCAAACTTCTTCAGCCTCCTGTCTGGTACGTCAGTGCATGGGTACTTGATTAGCTCTCGAACTTGAGCTTCCACTTCCTCTGGTGAGGGCGGCTCATACTTAGGTGGCGGCTTGTCCCCATACGGGTCATTAACATAGGTGCCACATGAAAAGCAGAAGCCGGTGAACACACCGTCGTCATGGAATACTTGGAGTCCGTCGCTCGAACCGCACTCATCATGCGGTAGTTTCTCGACGCAATCCCCCATTGATCCTCCACATTTCTTGTACCGGTATATAATACTACCGGTTTCAAACGAAAATTAGTAAAGCTTTTCGAAAACTTTTACATATTTATCCAGCGTCTGTCCCGTCAGACCTGGGGCTGTGTTCACTTCCAACACGTACGCCTTGTCGTAGTGCTCGTTGTAGATCACATCGACTGCACCGAAGTGTAACCTAAGGGCATCAACAGCCTTCAATGCTGCTACTTCCACGGCATCTGGTATGTGCTCATTGGTACGCTGGAAGATGAAGCCGTTCCCGTGGTTCCTGATCCTGTAGTCCACGCCATCAGCAGGCAGGGCTGGGTTCCTGATCTTACGGTCAGTGATGATAACAGCATTGAACGCCACATGTACACGCCACTCGGACTTAGACTTCTGGTACTTGACGTACAGTGGTGCACGAGCTATTGGTTCATTCGGGCTAGAACAAATTGAGATACCTCTTCCTCCGTTAGCACGGAGCAGGGTACGAGACAGTACAGACTCCCCCTCCAGAACCCACTCTCGTGCCTTCTCAAACTCAGTGGTGTATTCAGGGATAGGTACCTCTTCTATTACCATCTTGTCAAACGACCTCAACTTGTTGCCAGCATCTGAGACCGCATAGGGCGGGTTGATGATGTAACTCTTCTCTACTTGGTAAGGAACCTCTGGTGCACCCCAGTTAATCACTATCTTCTGGTAAGATCCCTTGAACTTCGAACCGTTGTGCTTGATACGCTTAGCACCAAGCGCACGGGCCAGGTCACGGGCAGACTTGCTGCCCATCTTGTACGGATAGATGTACTTCATTCCCATTCATCCTCGTCGTCTTCGAGTTCGTCGTAATCTTCGTCCACTTCGTTGCCAGCTTGTAGGATGGCTTCATCAATAGCTCGACCAACAAACGCGTTACCACCAGCATCTCCGAGTATACGCATCTGGCGTTCAACCATAGCCATCGCTTGTGCAACCTCAGCCTGCTTTCTCTCGTCATCCCGATCTTTCTTGCGGTTTTTCAGGACGGCTTCACGGTGTATCCGATAGACTTCAGATGCAGCCTCGTCAACGAGAGCAAAGGCTCTCTTCCGGTTCTTTGAGTACAGGTCCCTGTCTTCACTGAGTTTCTGGAGTTCCTCTCTATACATCCAGTCTTTAAGCTCAGTCTTCCACAGGTAGTGTTCCGCCTGTTCGGAAAAAAGATTCCATTGATCGAACTCCCAGTCATCCGTACTGAATGCGATGTGCTGTGCCCTACGCATACCGTTACGCATACTGTCCTCGTCAAAGGGCACGATGTTAGGGAACTGTTCGAACACCATGTCGTACAGTTTACGTGGAGACTCGGCACTGAATGCCATGATAATCTCCTGCGGATTGTCGAACCTCTTCGCAACCTCTCGAATGTTCAGGAGAATACCAGCCCACACTGACAGCTTCTCGGTGTCCACTGTACTCCGCATCGCACGGAACTCCAGGCTACCGTACCGAGGAAGGCTGTTGATGTTCAGTGCAGCATACCGGATGTCGTCAGTGCGGAACAGATCCTTGTCACTCTGTACAGCTGCATGTCTGAGGATGTCGATCAACGCCTCGGCATCCTTGAACCTGAGACAGAACAGGTTCCCGTCACGGTACTCACCGCACAGCTCTGTCAGCTGATCCTCGAAGATACAGTACAGCATGATCATGTTGTAGACCTGAGCCATACTGCACTGTTGCACATTCACATGGATATGCACACCAGCACGACCAGTATCGTACACTGTCATCCTGTTCCTCTTAACAAAATCCTGGACAAGAGCGACAGCCCTCTGCATGTCTTCGAAAGCTAATGGGTCTCGGAGCACAAGCTCAACAGCATCACCACGAAGGCTACCGTCATGCTCAACTCTCCAATCAGCTCCAGGCATCAGCCCGAAACGTTCGAACCCCTCCCCCTCTAACTCTATCTCAACGCCGAGGTCTCCGTCCTTGCGCCTCAACTTGTATTGCTCTTTAACGGTTATCACTGTGCGTCCTCCAATTCTTCTTTGAGGTACGTGAAGTTCTCCAAGAGAACAAGGTTACCGGACTGATACTTGCCTACCTCTATACCACGGTAGTGCAGATGAACACCGTCATCTTGTCTGACGAATGCCCAGTACCTGTGGAATGCACACCCACTGTGCTTGTTCATCCTAGCATAGGCGTCTTCCATACTGGGGAACTCGTTGTTGATGAGCTTCGCCATAGACACAGACTTGATCAGTCTATCAAGAGAGTGAACTCTCTTGTTAACAACCAGATTAGCAGAGTTCAGTCCCTGCTTGTACCTTCGGTGAGGCAGACGAGAGCAGTACAACACATCCGATGTGGTGTTCACGTACCCAAGCGGTACCGGACGTATGTCCAACTGCTTGTTCGGAAGGGTGAACCTCCCAATCTTCTGGGTATCTGTGTAATACCCGCTGACCTGTAGCCCGTCTATCTCTACGACGTAAAATGGACGGCCCTTGTGCATCACCAAGCTTGAGCCAAGACGCATCTGCAAGTCTCGTTGTTGGTAGGGAAGCCCAGTCTTTTTATCCAAGTCCATACTAATAACCTCCAGGGGTTGGGATACCAATGATGTTGATCAACTCTACAGCTGCATCAACGTTGCTGGTATTGATGACTTCTTGAATGTCACCGAACTCTTCGGCCAAGTCTCCATCTCGGAGGGACTGGATAGCAAGTGTCGTGTTCGTAAACACCCACCGCATGAGCTTCTCGTCTGACAACCACTTGTTCGAGAGGACACGGTACTCTACGCCGTAAGACTTCGGGCGATAAGCACCAGCTTGTCCGTACATACTCCGACGATCCACATCCTGATCGAACAGGAGAGAAGGGAGTCCGAGGAAGAAGTCCAGCTGTCGCACAAGCCTACAGCACAGGGCTACATGATCTCGGTGTGTCGGGTCTTGGCCTGAGGTCAGGCCGATGTGCACATGCCCAGCACCAGTACGGATGGGCAGATTGTTGTCGGGCTTAGGGTTGACCTTGCCACCAAGCCAAGCGTTGTAGTCAGGGTCACACCCTAACTCCTTAGCTTCCTCGGGCTGAGCATCGAGGTACTCAGGTGTGAACCTGGCTACCGGGTCAGCCACTACATCGTGAGTAGGTACCATGTCACGGAGCTGTGCCATTACAGCTTGAAGGTTGAAGACGAATCCGTCTTCGGTATCAGCGGGGTCGATGTTGAACTCCAGGGCCATGCCATCTACCTGCACAGCACCGTAGTCCACGACATGAGGGTTAGCCTTGTCGCCGGGGACAAGACCCCAACCTGATACGTGTTTGCCATCCTGCATAGCGAACAGCTCGGGATCAGCACCAATCAAAATGTTCATAACAATTCCTCTAGTTCAGGGTTGAGTTTGCAGCCATGTCCTGGATCTCTTCGTCGCAGGACTCACACAACGGCTGCTTGTCATGTGTCCATACGACATCTCCGTTACCGTACCACAGATTACACTGACAGCTAGCACAACCATGCTCAGTGAGCTTGTCGAACTCTGCCTCAGTGAGAGGCTCACCGTCAGGACCACGTACTCTGTGATCATTCAGCTGGATAACCTCACCTGTCTTAGGTTCATAGGTATCAGCTATCTCTACACTATCGGGGTCCACGAATATGTGTCCCTCGTCCAGTGTGAGAGTGTTTTTGTGACACCTTACGTAAGGCATCAGCATACTCTTGGCTGTTCCAACCAGCTCGATCTCTGTCTGGTCTATCATATCAACAGCATCCTTGCTTGATGAACAATACACACGGACTGTGTGATACGGGTGCTCCGTCATTGCTCCTTCCATGGAGTAGCACCCACCCTTGTACTGAGGGTCAATCACACGATCAAGGATGAAGTGAATCTTCTTACCTCGCAGACTGTCCATGTCTGCGGCGAGATCTTCTCGCTCGTCGTAGATCTTGTCTACTTCTTTTCGGTCCATGCCTGGAAAGCTGTGACGGTTCCCCGAATGTCTCCCGTACCCACCGTACCATTGATTGTACCTTGGCGGGGTGTACAGGTTTAACATCCGGGTGTGCACTTTTGGGAGGGGTTTGTGCTCCTTCTTCGGTAGCTCCCAAGTGTAGAGCTGACCTACCTTGAGATCGTGTATGCCATCCTTCAGTAGACGGATGTTATTCCTGGACGCTGCGACCAAGATCATCCAGTCCTCACTGGCATACAACAGACTCCGCTTGTCTGCCGTCAAGCAGTAGCTAAGCGGACGTTCATCGTTCCGAATCATACTGAATGTATGATCACCCTTGTTGTACCACGTAAGGGCAAACGCTCCATCAACCTTTCCCAAGGTGTCCTCTGCACCGTTCTTGTTGATGTTGTAAATCAGACAACTGGAGTCAACCTCAAAGAGCTTCGCATCATCGAGGTCTTGCTTCCACCCACGCAAGGTACCGTTGTGCATACCTATCACGTTGCCGTGCATAAATGGGTGAGCATTCTTGGTGTTGACTTCACCAATCGTGGCGTGACGGTTATGTCCCATCAACCCCACGCTCTGGTACTTCATCACATCCTTGCCGAGGTCTGAAGATAGCAGGCTATGCGGATCACCTGCCAACTTAGCCGAGTAAGGCACCTTCTGCGGTGTCATGTTCACAATCCCTGTGCTGTGAACACCTCGAACAACATCAAAGAACAACATGTTCTTGAAGGCTGCCTCGATGGGCTTGTTAATGGCACCAATGGCACCAACCAGTCCACACATACTTTATCTCCCTATCAGTTGATCAATCTTACGGAAATACCATTGCTGGCACGGTGCATTCTTGTCCAGGAATTCAGGGTGCGGCTGATAACAGAACGAGAGTGTCTGCGGATACCAGACTGCTTCGATATCCTCTCCACGCTGTGCCTTATGCACCACTACCTTACCGTCCTCGACATTCTCAAGCCTGGTCGCCTCACTGGCTACCATCAGGACTACCCCGTCCTCACTGGGGCGCATCATCTGGTGATGGGTACTTGTGACCGGAATCATCTTACCCGTTTCAGTATCCACCGCAAGGTGAGTACCACCGATTGCGTGATTGTCACAGTCTTGCCACATAGCACCACCGTTCATCACGTTCAGGAACTGAGCACCACGGCAGATACCTACCATTGGTACACCAATGTCACGAACGTACTCGAATACGTTGCACTCGTGGCTGTCACGCATGGCATCGTAGTGCGTAGCAGGGTGCCGACTTTCTTCGTACAGAACAGGGGATACATCAGCACCACCCGTGAACTGCACTATATCAGCGTCCTCTACGTCCTCGACGATCTCGTGCCCGTTATCCTCCCACATCTGGGAGTAAGCAGGCTCGTCGTACATCATGAACACTTTCATACTTGGAGTTCCTCAATTGCTGAGATTATGTAGTCAGCCCAATGCTCGACGGACGGAACTACCTTTACGGTGTGTATTTCTACGTCGCCCAGCCAGTTGGTTCGCTTGTCCTGTTGCTCTTCTTCTATCTGATCTGTAAAGAGATCAGACAGGTCGAAATAGAACTTGGTGCCAGGCCCGTTGAACCTTTCGTTTACGTACTTGTATCCCTCCCTAAGGGGTGTGTCCCCTTTGTCATTAGGTACTTTACCAGAGCGCACGAGTGCACTCAACCCTTCGATGGTCATCTCATCGATTTCAAATGCCTGATGACCTGAGTCTGCGTAATAGAAGTCCCAGTTTCCATTACCGTTCTCGTAAGCAGCTTCGCTAAGGACGACGGCCATTCGAGGGTGAACTCCACGATTCACCAGCTCATACCAAGCCAGGACTTTGTAAGGGTACTCCTTCGGACGACGACTCAAGATCAAAGAGGTCATCGCTAACCCCTGCTTGCAGTCCTGGTCTATGAGAGTGCCAAGGGTGAATGCCTCCTCTATGTTCTTCGTGATGAACGGCTGACCAAACACGTAGTCAGTTAAGAGGAACCGATGAAACTCTAAGGTCGCCTTCATCAATGTGTCTTTATGCGTACTGATCCACTGATAAATCTGGTCGTACCTTTCCGGCATTTCATCTCTAAAACCTGGAGGTATGTGAGGCAGGTTAACGAGGACATCCCACGTTTTCTGACCTTCGACCCTCCACTTCCCCAAGAAAGAGTGACAAATAGCGGACTTGACCACATGAGGACGGACTCCCGGCTTCAGCATACACTGAGCAGAGTACGTCACTGACTTATACCGATTCTTTACAGCCAACTCTGCTAGCTGTTTCCTTACGGAATTGACGTACTTATTAGCGTGCTCTGTCACAGACCAACCCCCCATGTTACGCCAAACTGGCTGAACGGATATTCACGACGTATACGCCGCACCCAGTACGCTTGGCACCTACGTGCACGAGGCGTATCAATCCCGAACCACTGAGACTGTGCTACAGCGGCTCTACGGATCAATGAATTGTACCCTGTGTGTGTCATCGCTTCAACCTCGCAATCACAGCCACGCCCACTACAAGCAGCCACAACGTAGCTGGCACGGGTACTGAGTGAATGGGCTGTTCAGCACACGGCCAGGCCGGTGACACAACTGTTCCGCCATTGGTGCAATCTCTTGTCTGATACATGACTTTCTCCTTACAGATAAGTTACTTGAATTTCCCGAGATGCTTGTGCCAGAAGCTCTACGATATAGACGGCCTCCGAATCACAAGAAAAAAGAGCTTTTCTAGCCGCCATGGTTGCCTCATCTCGGCTAGCGTACTCCTTCAACCTCAAGTTATCGGGTAAAGCTTTCCCATCAGAACGGATGATCCTGAAACGCCTGTACATCAGTACATACCTCCCACTGGCAGATTCAGGAATGCCCACTCTACCGCCATGGCATACACATAGGCAGCACTCACGTAGATGATTACCCTCGGAATCGACAGAACGTCGAGGGATTTACTGGTTTTTCTCATGTTCAGTACCTCTCATTGAAAATAATTACACTTTTTCTTACTAATTTCCTGAAATTTCCAGTATATATAAGTATACACTGAAATATTTCAGGGCTTATTGATGCATACAAGTGAAAAAACTCAATCACTTCTTACACATCAATATTCCCTAGCAATTCCTAAGGAATACTGATAGGCAAAAAGAAAGGGGCCGAAGCCCCTACAATGGTTTTTGTTTTCTCTTTTTGAGCGTTCCAGATAGTCCTGGGTTACGCTGCCTGTGCTTCCTCTTGCTCAGGCTCAAGAGCAGCCTGTACGATGGCCAGGACTTGCTCAGCACTAAAGCCGCCTTTCTCAATGGCTTTCTTGATATCACGCTGGATCAAAGCGCCGTAGTCAGTCTCTTTAACCTTGACTTCGACGTTCTTGGTTCCCCACTCAGAGTACAGCTCACCAGTAGCTTCCCACTTACGGAATGCACGTACTTTAGCTTGTGCCTTAGGCTTTTCCAGCCGCTTACCGAATGTACCGTCATTCTTGAATTCATGCGGTACAAACTTAGGCAGAAAGCTTTCCGCTACCTTGCGACGTTCACCACGCAACGCTTTCAGGGTACGGTTAACGATGGCGATATTGTCACCACCGATCACAGCACCTACGATTGCGGGCATGATCTCGTCTAGCAGTTTGACCGTCAACCGTTCGTTACCTGCTACGGTCTTGATCTTCTCGTTCACAGACTCGCGCTGCTTATCTGTGAACGGCTTGTACTGCTTTTCGAAAGGGATAGCTTGATTTACATCTTTCATGATATTTCTCCAATAGGCTAATGATACCCTCGACATGAGAGCATCGGTCAGCCTACTGGTGAGCGATGGGGATACGTTATAAATGTCGGATATGCTGCTATGCCAGCACCGACAATGTACGTATTCGGGTAGTACAACGGGATTGATACGGCTTGACTGGACTCACAGTCAGTGGCTATTGATTTGCCCCTAGTGTGGCGGATCACCCTTCAGCATAGACTTTAGCTTAGGGGTTCACGTTCACGGGGCGCAGATTGTTAAAGAATCAGTTTAGGCGAGTATCACAGTACGACGTTGGGAGATCGTTGACCCTTACATGATCGTGCATACGGCATAGCGTACGCTGTGATCCTTCCCCCCATTAGGAGCCTGATGTAAGCGTGTAACTTTCTCTCTCTTTCTAGGCAAGGTTCACCCCTACGGGCGTCACGCATTGCCATACTGGACCAGCATTACCGGTTTACAATGCATACGCATAGACGGACTGGACACAACTCTCGCCAGACTGTTAATGATCGCCAGTGACGCGGTGGTCGCTGGACACAGTAGGTATTGCATCTCCGGTGCCAACCTGGAGAAACTTCAATAGAATCAAGGGGTTACGTGAGTATGGCCAGATATGACCGAATATGAAGTGTAAAGAAACCTGACACTATCTACCATAAATCAATGACTTAGGGTGTCAGGATATTTTACACCGAGGCCAGGAATAGGCTAAGTCATTGATTTATAAGACAATGCAGTGTAAAGAAATCCGACACTACCCAGGCTTAGACCAATAAGCTATAAGCAGGACGGCTTTTATAAAGATACAGTATACCCTGTATGTATAAGGATGGCATAGTATATGCATAGGATGTCATAGTGGAACCTAGTATACATACCATAATGGAACGCACCAGGTTCTAGATTGGAACTTACCTGGGGTGGGTTCCACACTGACACTCACACTCGGTTCCATTATGGAACTGACCCCCCGGGGAGGGGAATACGTATATAAATTTGCGGGGGGTCCTCT